ATGTATATGAATATTATAGCTACAATCTTTACCGTTTTATTAGGTGTTTTAATTTTATTTTTGCGGCAGCTTCCTGCGCATATTAGTAATAAGTTGATTGCAAACACAAAATTTTTGAATAATCGTCAATTGCAAGTTGAACAGTATTTCAGGCAACTTGGTGGATCCGAGTTAAAAGAAGTTATGGAGGAATGGACTAAATATATCACATTCATGGATGAAACAATGAAAACTTTAAATTCAGATGATGGAATCGCACGCTTTAAAAGTTTAACTCACAAAACGTTATTATATGGATCCGATAAAACGGTCGCTATATTGGGGCTTCTTAATCAATACAATTTTAAAGGTCAACGAGATGGTGGCGCTAAGCTAATGTTATATATAGCAAACTTAATTGCTTCACTTAAATACGACTTTACTGGTTATCAGATTGATCCCTTAGATTTATTAAGAACTGAAATAACTGACTTCGATTCTAACGAACGTGATTATAACAAAATGAATGCTGATATAAATGAAGAGTTACATAAGCTTTTTAGTCATAGGTAGATTAGGAGGAGATAGCGTGTTAGGAGTAACAATTACTGATTATACAATTGTTGTAGTAACAGCGGTTATTACCCTACTATTTCTATTATTAATTTTTGTGTGGGTATATAACCGATTTATAAAATAGTTAAATTGTACACAATTTTATTTGAAGGCTCGGCTAATTACTGGGCCTTTTATACATAAATTTAGGAGTAATGTCATGACACAAATGATTCATAGCAAATACGGGTACGAGCCACCAGAGTGGGTTCAAGCTGATGCTCGGCTAGATAGATGGTATAAGGATAAAAAGCGTCGTGCTAAACAGCATGGCGCTTTTAGTTTGGAAAAGAAACGGAGGAAGCAACATGCCAAGGACAAGAAGATGCCGTTATCCTAACTGCCATGCAATGGTTGAATTTCCTGACCACTATTGTCAGCAACACTATGAACATGAAGCTGAGTACTTAGCTAGTCGGCAACGTTGGGCACGTGGTAACGATAAGCAATACACGCACAAGTACAATACGGTTACACGTTATCGCAATGATGATAAGCGCCAACAATACAACTTCTATCGGACAAGGCAATGGTCACATCTAAGGCAACGAGTCCTAGAGCGTGACCATTACTTATGTGCTTACTGTAAAGTGCAAGGCGCTATCACACCCGCTAAGACTGTTGATCACGTAAGACCTGTAGAAGCTTTTCCTGATGATAAAGATAATATAAATAACCTTGCTGTGATATGTAGAGAGTGTCATTACAAGAAGACTGAGTTTGAACAGAAGTATTATGGATGTGGACAGGGAAATACTATTACAGGCGCGAAGCCGATAGACGACATCAATGAACTTGCTTTGATTATGAGGGGGAATTGATTATGGAACGATGGAAAAGCATAGACGGATACGAGGGATTATATGAAGTTAGTTCTTACGGAAGAGTTAGAAGCTTAGATAGATTTGACAAGCTTGGAAGAATAACGTTGGGAAGAGTTTTATCGCCAACCAATAATGGATGTGGATACTATACTGTTCAGCTTTCCAATGGAGGCATTAAAAAACGCCATTATATACATCGACTAGTTGCCAAAGCGTTTATTAAAAACTACAGCAAGCTAAATGAAATAAACCACAAAGATGAAAACAAATCCAACAACAACGTTTCTAATCTTGAATGGTGTTCAAGGAAATATAATGTTAATTACGGGGATCACAATGCAAAAATGTCACATACTAAAGGAACTTTGTTTAGAGTAATTAATAATGTCACTCACGAAGCTAGCATGTTCTATTCGAAAGATGCTGCAGCTTCAATACTGCACATCGGTAGAGACAAGGTAGCAAAAGGCTTGAAGGACGGAAGCATAAGTTATTCTTTTAGGGGAAACAATCTTAGCTTTTCATTTGAAACGGTATAAGAAAATAATTTTCTAAAACGAGCAGATGAAATTGTGTTTTTAAATTTTCTAAACAACCCCCCGCCCCCTAACACGTCCCAGGAAGAGCACACACATTGCCGTTATTTTGTGATAGAAACAATTTTTGAAAATTTTTAGGTAGGGGGGGTCACCAAATAATGAAGGGAGAGAGTAGTAGTGAAAAAGTCGGATAAAGACGTCAACGACGGGCAATTAACACGTACACCGCCAGCTTACTTAGGCCGGCAAGCTAAGGTCGTTTGGCGTCGATTAGTGCCTTTTTTAGAAGATGGTACCCCGGTTAAACGCATTGATAGCGGGCTTGTAGAGCAATATGCTTCCCAATATGAGATTTATCGCAATGCGTATAAACATATCCAGGAAAACGGTGAAGTCCAAGCAATCTATAAAACGTTACAAGATCAGACCGGTAAAAAAATTGGTCAAGACTTCGTGGGCTACAAGCGTAATCCCATGACGCAAATTTACGATTCAGCGGTTAAAAATCTGACTAAACTAGGCGCTGAACTAGGTTTGTCGCCAAAATCGCGTAGTGATTTGTTAAAGCTGAATTTAGATGATCACAAAGACAAACGTAGCGTCGCTGATCGAATGAAAGAGTTCTTAGGATAGGCGGTAATTATGAAAGTTGATCTAACACAAACACACGATGTCTTGGGCGTTTACCAATCAATCGATTGGCAATCCATTAAAACGCGTTATAACGATGCTGGTACCAAATACGCTTTCTCAGTTTTAGATGGCGATGTTGTTACCGGTTATTTGATTAAGCTAGCTGCACTACGGCATTTGCGTGATTTACAGCGCCAGGGAAGTGTTGACTTTTCCTTTCATTATTCAACTAAGAAAGTTTCACAGGTTTTGAAGTTTGCGGCAATTTGCCCGAATGTTGATACTGGTGAACCCACAAAACTAATGCCATGGCAAGAGTTTATTATGCCAATGCTGATTGGTTGGCGTAATGATGACGGTGGCAAGCGCTTTTCGCGAGCAATTGTTTCCGTTGCGCGGGGCCAAGGCAAAACTTATCTAATGGCGATTATCACTGCCTATAGCTATTTAATTGAGTCATTGGGACTATCTAACCAAGACTATCTAGTTTCATCCATTAATTACAAACAAACGAGCAAGATCCTGGGCTACATTAAGTCAATGCTTGCTAAGATTGCAACTATTGAGCCATTTAAGTCATTGATTGCTGATAGTGGGTTAGATACTCGGACATTGTCTTCACAAGCGGACCAAGTTGTGATGAGTAGTAATAACAATAAACTGCGAGCAATCAGTCACGAAGCTGGTCAGTACGATAGCTTTCATTTCACAACGGCTATATTTGATGAAATTGGTGAAATTAAGACACGACAAAAGGTTTCTAAGATTGTGTCAGGGCAAGTTAAAGTACCCAATCGGCAATTTATTCAAATTTCAACGGCATATCCTGATCCCACTGTTCCGTTTCACGATGATGAGCGTATGATTCAGCAAGCCATGGAACAAGATTATTTACGCGATGCTGATACATATTTGGGGCTTATTTGGTCGCAGGACAATCTGGATGAAACTTATAAGCCCGATATGTGGGTTAAAAGTAATCCCTTACTAGATTTACCGAGCCAACGAGAAGTGTTACTGAACGGCTTGACAGATAAGCGCGATTCTGACGCCTTGTCGGGCACACTCAACGATTTTCAAAACAAAAACCTTAACTTGTGGCTAGAACAATCGACCGACAGCTTCTTGAAACTGCCTGACGTTGAGCGAGCTATTATATCATCATTTAGTTTTGATGATCGGCAAGTTTATATTGGCTTTGATTACTCGATGTTTAGTGATAACACAGCGCTAGCGTTTGTATTTCCTTATCGTGATAATAATGATAAACCACGATGGTTTATTTATCAGCATAGCTTTATTCCCTGGCAGAAAGCCGGTTCAATTGAGGCTAAAGAAAAGCAAGACGGTATTAACTATCGGGACTTAGCTCAAAAGGGATTTTGTACAATTAGTAGCCATCCTCAAGGACTAATCAATGACGAGCAAGTTTATCAGTGGTTACTTAACTTTGTTGAGCGGCATCGACTGGAAGTTGTTTTCTTTGGTTATGACGCGTGGGGGCTAACGCCTACAATCAAGCAGCTAGATTTAAATTCCGGTTGGCCATTGCAAGCCATTCGGCAGCGAACTAGTGAATTGAAGGATCCAACTAAGTTTTTGCAGACGATGTTTGTTGAAGGCTCGGTAGACCGCTTGGATGATCGAATTATGGAAAAGGCATTACTAAATGCTGAAATTTATGAAGACAAAATTGGTATTCAAGTCGATAAAGCTAAGGCTACATTGAAGATTGATGTGGTAGACGCGTTAATTGATGCCTTATTCCAAGCCATGTATCACTTTGAAGATTTTTCAGACGTAAACAATCCTGATAAACAGGTCGAACGCATGAGCGAAAAACAAGTTCTCGAATGGTTTAATAACCCGGAATCAGGATTGCTAGGAGATGATATTGATGATTTTTAAACAATTTTTTGCGACTATCTGGCATTACTTTGATGTGCTGTGTTTCATTCTAGGCATGATTGCTGGAGTGTATGCAGCATTTTTATTTGGACAGGCACAAGGCGTCCTAGCAATCGCGGTAGCTTTGTTCTTAGTTGGCTGGCTTTCAGAAGTCGTAGTAGTTAGTCAAAAAGGAGGTGATTAATAATGCCCTTTTTTGAACCACCAACGGCAATAAAAAATTCAGTCAGTATTCAAAGCGTGCCAGTAGAAGACGATAATATCGTTAATTTTTTGTCACCAACTGGCGATAATGAGTATGTTAGTGCCAAAGATGCTTTGAAAAATTCAGATATTTATTCAGCAGTTAACCAAATATCTGGAGACTTAGCCACGGTACAATTAATGGCCAATATGCCACGAGCACAAGGAATTCTAAACAATCCTAGCACGACAGCTAACGGTCACACGTTTTGGCAGTCCATGTATTCACAATTGCTATTGGGTGGTGAATGCTTTGCATATCGTTGGCGTAATCCTAATGGTTTAGATCTGCGCTGGGAATATTTGCGACCTAGCCAAGTGCAAACCTACTTATTGGATGACGGCAGTGGATTAACCTATACGGTTACTTTTGACGAACCCAATTTGGGTGTCCTTCAATATGTACCACAGTCTGACATGATTCATATTCGATGGGCTAGTACCGATGGCGGTATGACTGGTAACAGTCCGTTAAAAGCATTATCGAATGAGTTACAAGTCAAGAGTTCGTCTAACAGTTTAACGTTGGCTGCATTGGCACGTTCAATTAGTGCTCCTGGCGTCCTATCTATTCAGCACGGTGGGCTGCTTAGTGAGAAGATGAAGGCCAGCCGCTCACGTAACTTCATGAAACAGGTGAACAGTTCAAACGGCGGCCCGGTAGTTATTGATCAACTTGAAGATTACAAGCCACTAGAAATGAAAGCCGATGTCACTAAGCTGTTAAGCCAAACAGATTGGACAAGTAAGCAAATTGCTAAAGTTTTCGGCATTCCTGATAGTTATTTGAATGGTCAGGGTGACCAGCAAAGTAATATTGACCAAATCAAAGGCATGTACACCAACGCCCTTAATCGCTATTTACAGGCGATTTTAGCTGAGCTGGATAATAAGCTTAATGCTAAGATAACGGCCAATATACGGACTGCTGTAGACCCATTGGGAGACTCGTTTGCAGCTACCTTATCGGGACTGGCTAAAGATGGCACGATTGCTAATAATCAAGCAACTTGGTTACTACAGCAGACTGGTTATTTTCCAGATGAAATGCCTGATGCTAAGAATCCAACGACACAACAAGTTGTGATTCAATCGGGAAAAGGAGGTGATAATGATGACAAAGAAAGTGATGATTAAAGGCGATATTGTTGATGATCAAACAGCAGGTTTCTATGAGTTCTTTGGAATGCCAGCAGTATCACCTTCGGGTGTTGCTGACATTTTAAATGATGACAGTGGTAATACTGATGATGACGACGGTGATGATGAAGCACTTGAAGTTGATATTGCTTCCAATGGTGGCGACGTTTTTGCGGCTAGTGAGATTTACACTATGCTAAAGAATTATGCTGGCAATGTAACAGTTAACATTCAAGGCTTAGCCGCTAGTGCGGCCAGTGTGGTTGCTATGGCTGGCGATCACATCAACATTTCACCAACTGCTCAGATTATGATCCATAAGGCTTGGTCACAACCAGCTGGTAATGCTGACGATCTGGAGCATGAAGCCAGTATTTTAAATGGCATTGATCAATCGATTGCCAGCGCTTATGAGGCTAAAACCGGCATGGATCAAGCTGACTTACTACAATTAATGGCAAACGAAACATGGTTAACCGCTAGTGATGCCGTCGATAAAGGTTTTGCTGACGAAATTATGTTTGCTAATGATCAACAATTACAACCGGTGAACGCTATTTCACACATTCCACCTAAATCTGCAGTTAATAAGCTGATGAATCTAATTTACAAGGCGGATAAGGATAAAGCTAAGCCGTCTAAAAAAGAAAATACTACTAATAGTCAATCTGCTGAATTACGAAACAGCAAATTGGCTATTTTATTTGGAAAAAATCAAAAGGAGGCCAACTAATGGCTAATATCAACACAATCAATGATGCTTGGATTGCCCAAGGGCAAAAGGTGTCAGACTTGAACGACAAGTTAAACGCAGCTGTCCTTGACGACAGCTTTGATCAAGAAAAATTTAAAGCAATGAAACAAGATCGCGACAATGCGGTTGCCCGGCGTGATGCTTTACATGAACAATTAGAAGAAGAACGTAAGGCTCAAGAGATTGCCAATATGGATGATAAGAATAAGACCCCGCTTGATGATGACGAAGAAGACATCAAAGCTAAGTTCATTAAGGACTTCCAAGGCATGATTAAAGGTGACCCGAAAGTTATGAATTTGGTAACATCTTCTACCGACGAAGCTGGCAATGCAATTGGTTTGACTCTTCCTCAAGATATTCAAACAGCCATTAACACATTGGTTCGCCAGTACGACTCATTACAACAGTATGTTAATCGGGAAGCCGTTACGACACAAACGGGTTCACGTGTGTGGGAAAAATGGACCGACGTTACTCCGCTGGCTGATTTAGATGATGAAACAGCCACGATTGGTGACAACGATGATCCACGTTTGTCCATTATCAAATACACAATCCATCGTTATTCTGGCATTACCACGGCTACTAATTCGTTGCTCAAAGATACTGCTGATAATATTCTAGCTTGGTTATCACAATGGATTGCCAAGAAGGTTGTCGTTACCCGCAACGCTAAGATCATCGAAGCCATGAACAACGCACCAAAGAAGCCAACCTTAGCTAAGTTTGATGACATCATTGATATGATCAACACGGCTGTTGACCCAGCAATTAAGGCAACATCGTTCTTGTTGACGAACACGTCAGGATGCAATGAGTTATGCAAGGTTAAGGACGCTATGGGAAATTACCTATTGCAACCAGATCCAACCCAGCCGGACCGCATGCTTGTCCGCGGTAAGCGAGTGGTTATGATTGCTGACAAGTGGTTGCCAAATACTGGGACGGCAGCGGCACCAGTTTATCCATTGTATTACGGTGACTTATCACAAGCGGTTACTTTATTTGACCGAGAAAATGCGTCATTGTTAACGACTAATATCGGAGCTGGCGCCTTTGAAAAGGATCAAACTAAGATTCGTGTAATTGATCGTTTTGATGTTGAAGCAACTGATACGGAAGCCTTTGTTGCAGGTTCGTTCAGTAAGATTGCTGACCAAACGGCCAACTTTTCGGCGAGTGCTGCTACAACGACTGACGGGAAGTAATTAGCCAACTATGTCGCCAATAAATACACAGTACAGTGGCAATCTGGGCGGCTAAGCAAGGATGTGATTAAAGTGGCGGCTGATTTAAAAACATTGAAATCATCTTTGCGAATTGATGGGAATGATGACGATGAGCTGCTAACAGGTTACTTGTCTGCAGCCACTAGCTACATCAAACAGGCCATTGGTGATGAAAATGGTGTTACGGGGTTCTATGAAATGGAAGGCGTGAATGACTTATTTGAAACGGCTGTTTACGCCTTAGCTGGTTCATATTGGACTTATCGAACATCGATTACAGCCATCGCTGTTAATCCAGTTGATCTGGTCGTGGACTCAATCATTGGTCAACTCAGAGGGTTGTACAGTCAAAAGCAATATGAGGCGGGGACAAATGACGAAAGCAATTAATCCTGCACGAATGAATTTTAGATTGGAGTTTGGAACTCAGGCAGCTACTGGAAAAGTTAACCCTAATACGGGTAATCCTATTACTGATTTTGTCCCTCAATTCAGTTTGTACGCCGGCGAATGGTCATTGTCGTTTCAGCAAAGGTTAGCGTTAAATGGTGACACCTCGCAACAGAATGCCGTTTACTTTGTGCGTCATAATCTAAAAATAACTACCGGCATGCAATTACGACGCAATCATCAGGATGTTTACCAGATTGATGATGTGGCTTACGATGATGGTTTGCCACCAGATGGTTTTGACCTGATAACTTGTCATAAGGTGGTGATTGGGCGTGGCGAATGAGATTAAACATGCAGACTCATTTGAACATATTTTAGATACTATGGCGGAAGGCTTTGGACGTGAAGAGAAGCTTAAAGCTAATGCAGCTGGAGCAGATCAGTTCATTAAAATTATGAAGCCTAAGATTCCTTTGGGAAAACTACGCAAGGTACATGGTCATGCTGAGAAAGCACATCTACGTGATTCATTAATTGCTGTAGATCATCCTAATGGCTCGGTTAACGTTGGCTTTACAGCCAAAGGTGAAAAAGGGTACATTGCACGTTTTCGAAATGATGGCTGGGACGTCGTTGACCGTAATGGTTCCAAACACAGCCATGTTTCTGGGAAACACTTTTGGGAGACTACTCAGCGTGAAGCAAAAGGCCAAGTTGGCAAGGCAGTTGTTGAACAATTAAAGACTGCTATGGACAAGAAGGTGGGCAAATGACGCCGGTAGCTTTTATTAAAAGCATAATTGTTGCAAATATTAATGAAATACCAGAACTAGCTGTGGAACATATCCATAGCTTTTTTATTCCAACTAACGATACTTCAACTGACGAGCCTATTGTAGTAATCAGTGGGTTACCTGAGCGTAGTCAAGATTATGGCAACGGGATTCCATTCCAATCGACGAAGCAAGCTCAGATACAGCTCTATTATCCTAAAGATTACTTGGGCGATATGGATGCCATCGAAGCCGGGTTAAAACAAGTGCTATTGACCAATGATATTCGTTGTTATAGCGATGCCGGCCAGACATTAACACCAGATTCAGAAAGTATCACGAACACTTTGAAATTTAATTATATAAAGGAGGCCATTTAAATGGCAACGTTAGGTTTAAATATGTTATACACCAGCATCAAGAATACTGATGGTTCAACAGTTATTGATGCGGATAAAGGATTATCAGCGACGGGTGTTTATCAAATTGATACTAGCAAGGCAAACGGTAACTTGGGTACTAAGACTGCTAACATTACCGGGCTATCTGGGACGGTATCTAAGATTACTGGCAACAATGAAGTTGTGGACGTTTCTAATCCACCTTCGGCACCGTCAGTGGCAATCGACGCAAATGAAATTAATTTCATCGTCAAGCAAAAACTATTAGGCCGGGTATCAGATGGTAAAGGTGGTTACATTGATTCTGACACACCCGTTGAAGCTGGCCTTATTATTGAGTCACGTTCACCAGTGACACGTACTGCTGTTTATTTCTGCTTTGGTCGTGGGATTTTTAACGAAGCTGGCCAGAACATTCAAACAAACACGGATACAGCTGAAACTCGTGACGATGATAATTTGACATTTACCGCCTTGAACTATGATAAATTCAGCGGCCAACCATACAAGGTATATGCTGAGTCAGATCCTAAATTTGATAAGCAAGCAATGTTTGACGCTGTATTCCCTGGACAAACGTTTTATAAAAACGCGAGTAACGGCACCAGTGGTCAATAAAGCTACAACTGACACAGGCTCACAGACTAGTAAAACTGATAGTGACTCATCTGCGCCAACCAGTAATAAATGATAATTATGGTCGCCTAAAATAAATCCACAATACCGCTAGGGGCGGCTTTTAAACATGCTGAGAAGCGCATTCTAAGCACGGGTTCACAATAAATGATAATAAACAATACACAAAGGGGCATATAAATAATGGCAAAATCAGTTAAATTTGATGGCAAGAAAATTGGGACGGGCACGCAGTATACGTTGATTGATAGTGGTCAAAATGTTGAAAAAATGGCCGAAGCATATAAGAAGTTCATCAAGACTACTGAAGAAACTGAGGACAGCATTACAGGTGTAGTCGAATTAACACCTAAGCTTGCAAAGGTTGTGGCTGAAACGACCTGTGATTTATTGGAACTAAATGCTTCGCAAAAGAAACGTGTCATGTCCATGGAATTTTCGGTTAGCGACGAATACGACTTCTTTAATGACTGTTTAAAACAATTCTTGGGAGTAGAATTACCATCTGTAGGCAACAGCAGCGATCAGGAAGAGGAAGAAGACCCAAAATTGCCAAAGCCAGAATGATTTGGCAACTTGATAATTTTATTCAGGATATCGATTACATCGCTAATCAATTGATTTCACAAGGCATATTGCCTAGTGACTTTTATCAAAGCTCATTTAGTGAAATGCAAACAGCATTGAATGCCAAGTCACGTAAAGACCGTGTTCAAGATCCGCTCGAATTAGCACGTCAAATCGGTGCGTTGTAAAGGAGGCAAAGTATGGCAACAGAGAAAATTCAAGGCTACGAATTCGCCATTAACATGGACGATGGTGGCATGACTCGCACGTTGCGAGAAATAAAGAATGAAGCAAAATTACTAAAATCTGGTATGCAAGCTAACTTTGCTGAAATCCGTTCGGGTGAAGGCATTATGGCGGCTTATGCGGGTAAAGTCAAAGATGCTGGACGAGCTATTGAAGCACAACGATTAGTAATTGAGCGTCTCAAAAGCGAGCAAAACGGATTAGACCAAACCACTCAAAAAGGCCGAGAAGCTTATGTTAAATATGAAAATCAGATTAATGCTGCCAAGCGCTCAATCGCCAGTTTAGAGGAGCAACAAGAACGAGCACAGAAGTCACTTGATCTGCAAAAAAGTGGTGTCTTACAATTAAAAGATGCAACCGAAATATCAGCCAAAGTAACAGACTCATATGTAGCCAAACTAAAAGCCGAAGGCCACGAGTTTGAAGCCAACAAAGTAAAGGCTAGTGGGTTACATCAGTCTTATAATGAGCTTAACAAGCAACTAGAGGCTGAGCAAAGCATACTTAATAAGATTGCGAGTGCTAGTGGTAACAGTTCTAAAGAGTTCAAAGAACAACAGATTAGGGTGAACGAATTAGGCACTAAAATTGCCCAAACTCGGACTAAGATGAAAGAGCTTGATGAGCAATTAAGCAAAAAGCCACAGTCAGGATTAACGTCAGTCATTAGCCAGCTAAATAGAGTAAACGAGCACGCAGATAAGGCCAATCATTTATTTGGCAAAATTCTGGGTGCTCATTTAGTTGCCAATGGTATTACGAGCGCTTTTCAATCAATTACTTCACATATTCACGAAGCTATTAGCGCTGGTATGGAATATGAAAAAGAGCAGCAAAAGATGACGGCCACCTGGTTGACTTTAACTGGTACGGTTGGTAAATCTAATGCAATGGTTAAAACAATCAACGACTTATCTGTTCAGACTGGTCAAGCTGTAGATGTTGTAAATGAACTAGAGCAAGGCTTTTATCACTTACATTCCAATAAAAAAGAATCAGATGAACTAACCAAATCCATGCTGAACATGTCTGACGCTGTTGGTTTAGATAGCCAACAAATTCAGGCAGTTACCCAAGATATGGTCAACGGCTTATCACGCGGTAAAGCCAATGCTGGTATGCTGAACCAAATTAGTCAATACTTCCCGATGTTCCGTGAACAGTTGGCCAAGTACGAAACCCAAGTCAATCATGGTAAGAAAGTAACAGTTGCTGATTTAAGTGAAATGGCCAAACAAGGAAAAATTTCAGCATCAGATATTGAAAAGACCTTCAATCAACTTGGATCCGGAAAATACGATAAAGCCGCCGACAACATGTTACATACGATGGTTGGTATGGAACGAACGATCAAGGCACGTGTTCCAGCCTTAATCGGTGACATTGAAAAGCCGATTTTAACCGCTCAAAATCCAATCTATGGCGCAGTTTCAAAATGGGTATCTGACAAACGGACTGACAAGGAGTTTAGTAAGGTCGGTGTGGCGGCAGAAAAGGGTATTAGTACGATTACTAAAGCTTTTGCTAAAGCCTTTGATGTCAAGTCAGCACCAAAAGCAATGAATGATGCAATGGATAACTTGGCCAAGGGTGTCACCAAAGCTTCTGACTCTATTGCCAAAAATGCTCCGGAAATTGTTAATTTCTTCAAAACTGTCAAAAACTTGGGTGGTCTGGGCTTTGAAACGTTAATTGAATCGCTTAAAATAACCAATGCACTTTTAAAGCCATTACTCAGTATGGTTGGTGGGCACACAGAAACCATTGCAAAATTTGGCGCAGCATGGTGGATTATCACAAAGTCAACTAGGGCTGCCGGAAAAGCAATGGGGACTGTGAGCTCAGTTATGAGCGGAATTAAATGGGCAACTGAAGCATTAAGCATTAAGAAAAACACCGAATATTATGACGAAAATACAGCAGCAATCAAGCGCAATGCGCAGGCTAAAAAAGCGGACTCTGAGATTAGCACAAGCAATGTTGACGGCTTGCTAGATGATGTTGGTAGCACTAAAGGTGTTGAGACAGCCACTAGAGAGTCTTCGGAACTAAGCCGAGTTGAGAAATATGGTAGTAAAGCCAAGGGATTAGGAAAACTGGCTGATATGGGTAAGTTTAGCAAGCTAGCTGGTGGTGTTGGCTTACTAGATGTATTGACGGCAAGTACTGATTTAATTGGTACAACTAAAAAAACGGTGGGTTCACACGTTGGTTCATTTGTTGGAAATCTGAGTGGCGCTGCTGGCGGTGCAGCGTTAGGAACAGCCATACTACCAGGTGCCGGGACTTTAGTCGGCGGCATGCTTGGTGCATTTGGTGGTGACAAAGTAGGCAAGCTATTGGGAGCTAAAATTCAAAAAGGATTAGATGACAATAAGCCTAAAGTACATGTAGTTCAGCCTAAAACAGTCAAAATAAATGTTTCTACGGACACTAAAAAAGTTGAAACTAAGTTAAGTGGTTATAGCAAGAAGCTTAAAAATGCTTTGGTTGTAAAAATGTCTGCTGATCCATCTAGTTATGCTAAAACCAAGGCACAAACTGACAAATTGTTTGGTGAGATGGGGCGTTCAGTTGATTCTTATTATAAAGATAAAGAATCAAAGTCTAAGAAAGATTTAGACAAATTAGTTAAGAATGGATCCATGACTCAAAAAGAAGAAAACAAGATTTTAAGTCAACAACAAAAGTCAGATAAGAAAGCAGCGGCTTCAAAAAAGGCTACAATCGTTCTTATGCAAAAAGATACTCAAGATTACTATTCACGAGTAAGAACCATAGAAAATGGTGGAACTAGTAAGCTTGAAAAAATTGCACAAAAATATGGGCGGAATTCAGAACGATATGAGAAAGAAAAAAATAGAGAGCTGGCATCTGCTCATCGATCATACGTAAAACAGTATGCAGCTGATGAGTATAAGCTTAATTCATCAGTATCAAAATCCGTTTCAAAAGGGGCTGCTCAACAAAAATCAATTTTATCTAAACTGGTTAGCGATAGAGGAAAACTTAACTCGCGAGACTTGAAAGCAACACAAGAAAATGCAAACAAAAAATATAATGCAGCTGTTAAGCCCGCACGCAAGACACGTGATGAGCTTGAAGATTCTGCTAGTGAAACTTACAAATCAACTAAAAAAACAGCTGATCATGAATATTATGATTTACATGCAATTTCTAAAAAACAACATGACGATATTGTTTCTAAAGCAAAACATCAGCGCGACGAAACAGATGATGCTGCTAATGACCAATACAAAAAAGTTACCAAACATGCTACTGATCAGCATAAATCAGTTACCAATGAAATTGAGCATCAGCGTAAGGAAGTTACAAAAAAGCAACAAGATCAGCAAGCTGATTCTATTGCGGCTGCTACCGGTCAGTCTAAAGAGGTTGTTCGCCATCAGATGCGACAAGCTAATAGTTCAATGAAGGCTGCTGATAAACAAGGCTCCGGTACGCATAGTATCTGGAAGAACATTACTAGTTTCTTTAACAATTTGGTTAAAGGATTTGGTATTAAACCAATCAATGTTGGTGCTTATCCATCAGGTTATACTCCAGTAACGATGGGAGCTTATGCTTCCGGCGGTATTGTTGGCACTGCTAGAGCTTTAGTTGGTGAAGGCGGTGTTGAGGCTAAAATTGATAGAGACAATGGGAAAGTATCATTTCTGGGTATGAATGGTGCTGAAGTGGTTAATGTTAAACCTGGTGATCAGATTCTTAATGCTGGTGATACTGCTAAGCTTTTTAACGGTGGCCTAGGACATACGCTTCCTGGCTATGCTAAAGGCACTATTGATATCGCGTCGTTTTTAAAGAAAATTAAGAGCAGTGCTACTTCTATCTTCGACAGCGTTAGTGATAAAGCAATGGATGCATTGTCTAAGATAACTCACCCATTGAAAACTTTAAAGTCAATGGCTTTAAAGACATTTGATCCAACCAAAACTCCAGGAGTCGGTTCAATCGGTCATGATTTAGGCAAAGGACTAGTTGACCGAGCTTTAAAGGGATTTGCGAAAGCTATTTCTGATTTAGCTGACAACTTCGGTGGAGGAGTTGGCAACATTAAGCTGTCCGGTAGTGTTGCTTCCCGTGCACGAGAATTGGCTAGAGCATTTAAACATGGCTATCCCGCTTCAAATAATGGTGGTATTGCCGGTGTTCTAGGAAATTGGGTTATCGAATCAAACTTGACCCCTACTGCCATTGATCCACTTGATCATGGTACTGGGTTGGGGCAATGGACGTTCACTCGTGAAACAGCATTAAGAAGCTGGCTTAGAAAACATGGATATGCATGGGACTCAGCTGCTGGCCAAATTAATTACGCTCTTAACGAGCCCGGTGAGAGTAGTTTGTTAAAATCTGTTCTACGTATGACCAATCCAACAGAAGCCGCATATAAATTCTTTGCAACGTGGGAATCAGGCGGTGCTATGAACGGCACCGGTGGGCTTCGTGAAAGTCAAGCGTCAGCTGTTTATCGCTATATTAAAGGATTTGAGAATGGTGGTTTCGGAAACAAAGCGGGCGTTTACAAATTGTTTGAAGGCAACTTGCCAGAAGCCATAGTTCCGATGGACTTATCTAAGCGTTCACGGGCTTACCAAATTATGCAACAGATAATGGCTAAGTTCGGAGCTCAAGATGGCGCTAATGTGATAAATACCGGTAACGACCAGATTGATTCCGACGAAGCATTCAAACAGCGGGTTATAGCTTCACTAGATGCTTTGGTCACTGGCCAAGGAGATGTTAAAGCAGTTGTTGCCAACTCTGACGTGGTTAATGCTGTCAAGTCAAATACCAAGAAGACGTCACAATATAGTCAAATGATGGGGTATTAGTATTAATATATTGAAGAGCCTTAGAAGGCTCTTTTTTTACATAGTTAAAATTAAACAAGGATGGCGATATAATTGTCTGTTTTGAATAAAAATGATTTTGAATATGCTGGCTTAAATAGCCGCGATGATTTGCAAGCCGTTATGGGAGCAGTAACACTGCCAAGTGCACCAGCCATGGCCGAGCAAGCAACCGATATCCCCGCCATGTATGGTAATCAATTTAATGGTATGGACTATACCAGTCGGACAATCAGTATTCCAATAACTATTATCGCTCGTGGCAGTCAGGACAAATACAATCAGATTATGCATAATTTGAGCGGCTTATTGCTAAGTGATGATCCAAGTGATAATGGTAAAGAGTACCCACTAGTCTTTGGCTTTGAACCCAAAGTGACTTACTGGGGGCATATTACTGCGATTAGCGATCCACAGTTCATTAACCAGGGGGCGTGGGACGCTACACTAACGATTACCTTTGTGCAATCCGACCCACGGGCAACTCTGCCACAGGTTGAAACACCTTTAAAAAACGGCTTAAATACCATCACTGTTGACGGTACCGCTAGAACGGAGCCGGTTATTCAGGTTGTACCTAAGCGGGATTTAAAGCACATTGGCTTTACCTTAAACGGTGGTGAATATGGACTAGGACCTGATAGCGATGAAGATCAAGCGGTGGCAGTACAGCCTTATACTCAGGTCGTGAACAGTGATGTATTAAATACCATGGCTGAGTGGACTAATGATACCAATGCGATTGCTCAGATGAAGACCGCTGGCAAGTACATTTATCAAGGTGAAGCTGATAGCAACCGAGATACCCAAGTGTTAATGGTCAAACTAGCTAATGGGGTTAAACAGTATGGTACCCATCAATCCGATTGGTATGGTCCCGGTGTTCGCTTTACCGGTATGACTAACAGCCTGACTAACTATCGAGTTAAGACTAGGATCCACCACATTAAGCACTCAGGTACCCATAATGGGCGTGCGATGGGGCGTGTAGAAGTCCTGTTATTAGACCCTAACGGGGCCACAATCGGCCGGTTCGGGCTAGCTGATTCTAGTTCAGGTGGTACCCCAACATGCTACTTGCAAATTACTAAACCGGGTGGCACGTTTGCCGGTGGTGATGGTAAACATGAGACATTCTACAATGGCAAGGGTCCTTCAGGTAGCTCTAGCAATGGCCGTGACCAGAAGATTAAAATTAAGACTGGCACTACGACTAAGACAGTAGTTAAACGCTCACGAAACAAGCATGGCAAGGTTACCACTAAGTCGGTTAAAGAGACGGTCACTAATTATATCACGGTGGTTAACAAAGAAGAAAAGTCAGCACTAAGTACCAGTTGGCTAGAACTCGATTTAATCAAAAATGGCAAGGTATTTAGCTGGTCAATCACGCAATACTACACCAGTGGTAGTCATTCCGGTCAGCCATGTAAAGACCCTAAACGGTTCCTGATTGTTCATGGTACTTACGTTGATAGAAACTCTAATTATCAATCAGCCTTAGGTGGCATCGGTGGTGTGTTCTTTAAGCACTCGATTGCCGAAGATGATGAAAATGTGGGTTATGAGAACCCGTTTTTGTCAATCACCCACCTAGACATTTACCAAGTTAATGACGTGGCTCAGGACGCACCCAAGTACATTGCTAATGCCGGTCAAGAGATTGTTCTAAATTGTGAGACTGATAGCACCACGGTTGGTGGTAAGCTAGCTAGTCCAATCTGGTCAACTGATTATCCCAAGCTTAGTCCAGGGGTTAATAGCCTGACTATGATTGGTGACCTAGATGACGCCCAAATCACGCTTAAATATCTACCCAGACTACTATAGCAACATTTTAAAGGCTTCCCAATCAAGGGTGGCCTTTTTACATAACTAAAATAAGGAGGTTAACAGATGGCTTTAAATAACCAGTATTTAATCCTAGATTCAAATTTAAAACGGATTGGTACCCTGACCGTTGATGGAGCAACTAAGTTCTCTAACGACAGCGTCAAGATTCAACTGGCCGACTCAGACACAACTAGTACCAGCTATGATGATGACGTTAATGTGGGTACTAATGACACGTTTAACGGCACGATTAATCTAAATGCCCAGTCTAAGAAGTTTGATCATCAAGGTTCATTAGACGTGCTTCAAGGTCAACCTGATTCAGACAAGGTAGTGGCTGGTAACAACTTAGCCTATTATGATGCCTTGTCGGGTCATTGGTATGTCATGCGTATATACAGCGTGGAAGAGAGTAATACCGCAGCTGTTAAACACGTCACAACGGCTAACTTTACCAACCTATGCTTGTACAGTTTAGCTCATCATTATCCGGTAGCCACTACGGCTAGTGCTAGCACGATTCAGACGGCCTTTAACGAGTGTTTTAATGCCACTGGTTGGACGCTAGACTATCAAACCACTAATGTAATGACACCATCAATCACCATTGACGGCAAGACTAAAGCTAGCACGCTGATTCAGACGCTAATTCAAACGTATGATGTTGAAATTGACCCTTATGTTGAGATTGACAGCCAAGGGAATATCACGAAAAAGGTGTGTGTCATTACCGACAAGCTTAATGCTAACGCGGTCTATAACGAGGCGGTATTTGGTAAAAACATGACTAGTATTAAACGGACAACGGTATCAACACCCGTGACTAAATTGATTCCCTATGGGGCTAATGGTAGCACGATTGCAGTGGTCAATGATGGTAAGCCCTATATCGTTGATGATGAGGCCAACCAGAAATATAACCCGGATTGGCAAGCCGGCCTGTACTACGAAGCCATTGTTACTGCTAATCAGATTAGTAACTCAGCCGGTTTAAAGTCATGGGCTCAGGATATGCTCAAGCTGTATAACCACCCTAGAACGTATTATGAGGTGAATGTAACACCCAACTTTAATCCACCATTAGGTGCCACAATTAGGTTTAAAGATGAGTTAATTGAGCCGGTATTAGACGCTAGCGGTCGCGTTATTCAACGGACAATCAGTTTTGCTAACCCTTATGGCAACACGGTTGGCTTTGGCGAGTATACAACTGTTCAAGTAGCCACCCCAGCGTGGATGGAACAATACCAGAATGCACTCAGTAAAGCGGTTGATGAAGCTAAGAAGGACGCTAGTTCAATTAAACCAGTTGCTTTAACCCCTGACGGTAACAATTTCACCGATACCACCCAAACTAAGCGGTTGATTTTACAAGCTTGGGAAGGTAGCACCAATATTTCATCGTACATTGATAACAAGGGCTTTATATGGCGCCGTTATAACACTGATGGTACGGTCGATAGTAGCTATAAGCAAACAGGCTACTTAATTAATGCGGCTAGTAACGCTGTTGGTACCTTGCACGGGACAATTGAATCCGACTATATCCAAGATGACCCGGAAATTAAGCTAGACACCACCGGGATTAGTTATTTAGGCGTCTATGGCCCTGATGATAATGGGGCGCATTCAGCGACTCAATATATGGCACGTTTAAGCAATGGGCAGTACCTAACTAGTCGGGCTCGTGATGACAGTGGGTCTAGTGATACCATGTTTGCTTTACAGGATAGCAAGTTTGCCGTGCAGTCAGTGATGTTACAAATTCATGGTCAACATGGTGGGACGTTCGGCGTGCAGGAGGTTAATAACACGGTCTATATTTGGTCGATTGTCAGCTTAAAGAACGATGGTAATTACATGCTCGTGCGGTTTCCTTATGTAGCCGGGGTAACGTTACAGCCTACTGATAGTCGCGTGCAACAGGTTATGGCACTCAAAGGTTACGGCCGCGTTAACTATGACCGCCAACATGACCTAGTCTCAATTGGCTATTCAGATGGCTCCACTGACATTCTCAAAGCTAGTGACCTGTTAGCTGGTAATTACAACGTGCTATACAACTTTAACATCACCGATTATGGGATTGATTTTAATCAGAACACTTACCAGTCTGAATGTTTGGACTTCCCTTACTTCTACTTTGCGGCCGGTGGTGGTGAAGCTGAAACAACTGACGATCCCCATAAAGTGTGGGCGTTAAATGTTGTGCATAAAGGAGCCGAGTTTGAAGCTTACTTTGACAATGATATGGTCTTACCCAACCTAACCGATGAAAGCCGTGAAGTTGAAACTTGTAACGTCTTTTACCAGGGCACACAGGCCTACTTGTTAGTGACCTTCAACACCCGGGTACTAGAAATTGACCCCTATTCAGCTGAAAAGGAAAAGGTATACACAATACCCATTACGAAACGATCGGCAGCTAGTGTGATTGATAAAGGGACAATCAATGAAAATGATAGCACGGCCGATTAGAAGGGAGGTGAATTAGATGGCTGAATCTAATGCAACTCAGGTCATTCTAACCGATGATGGCATTAAGATTATCAAGGCTCAAAATACGGCTGATAATGCGGCTAGTCAGGCAGAAAATGCTGATAGTACCGCTTTAATCGCACAGTCTACAGCGAATGCCGCTAAATCAGCCGCAGATAGTAATTACGATTACGCCAATTCAGAAATGGCCGTACAGTCTACAGCTACTGCTAAAGCTCAAAGTACAGCTGATAATGCGTTTAGCCAAGCTCAAGCGGTTGGTAGTCAAGCTAGTGCTGAAATAAGCAGCAACTCTACAGCTACTACTAAAGCTCAAAGTACGGCTGACAATGCCTTTGGCCAAGCAACTACAGCAATAGATAATGGCAAAGTAACTAGTCAAGCGGTGACAGACCTTAAAGATGGCTCCAAGTTAACGATTGCTGACCTAGAAAATGGACTAGCTACCAAGGTTGCTAACTCAGACTATGCTAGTTACAAGGTTCAAACAGCTAGCCAGATAGCACAGAAAGTTGACAATGGTACTTTCTCAGCCTATCAAACAACTACTGCTGACTTGATAGCCCAAAAGGTAGCTACTAAGGACTTCTCAGCCTATCAAGCTACAACCGCTAAGTCGATTGATAGTAAGGTGTCGTCTAACGACTTTAATACGTACAAGACACAGATTGCTGACTTGATTGATGACAAGGTTTCTAGTTCAGAGTATGCGTCTGACAAGACACAGACGGCTAGTGAGATAGCGGATAGAGTAAGTAATAGCGCTTTTTCAACTTATAAAACACAAACTGCTAGTCAGATAGCGCAGAAAGTTGACAATGGTACTTTCTCAGCATACCAAACAACTACTGCTGACTTGATAGCCCAAAAGGTAGCTACTAAGGACTTCTCAGCCTACCAAGCTACAACAGCTAAAGAGATATCTAGCAAAGTTGAATCTAGTGACTTTCAAACTTATCAAACACAGACTGCTAACATGATTGCTAGCAAGGTTTCAACCGTTAATTTTAACAACCTAACGATAAGTAATCGTAACCTAGCACTCGGAACAGCTACAGCGTTCACAATGACTGGTAGTGGGTCTACCAATAATGCGAAGCACATGTATTCAACATCGAGCACAATAGCAAAGGGAACTACCATTACTGTAACCTTTGATATTGCGTCAACAAATTCAACAGGTACCTACGTTATTCAATTTTCAAACGGAACATGGCAGAGTGCCATTGGTGCTAACAACTTACCACTGGTATCTGGAACACAGCATCACTCATATACTTTTACAACAACCGATGACTTTTCAACTGGTCTTCAATTACGATTAGATAATGCAACTGGAACAGTGACTGTTTCCAACTTTATTATTTCTGAGTCTTCAAAAGAGGTAAATTGGACGCCAGCGCCGGAAGACCAAGCTACGCAGTCTCAATTCACACAGCTAAGCGGTGATATGAACTTCAGAGTTACTAAAGGTGATTTAATTGATGAGATTAATATCCAAGCTGGTAACACCCTAATTTCATCTAGCGGTCAACTGACACTAACTGCTGACACTGTTTTTTTTGATACTAAGAAGCCAGTTATAATTCCTAACGCGAATATTGCTGATACATTAAACGGTAAAACGTTCCATGGTGGTGATATTATTAGCAATGCCAATAACACCGCTAAATATTATCCAATGACTATTACGCCAGACGGGGCGTATAAGTCAACGTACTTTGACAGTGCGGTTGGACTGCAATCAAGCGTTGAATCTGGGGCGATTAGCTATAAATATCGCTCAATGATCGGCAGTGGGCAGTACTTAGCTTATGATTCAGTAATTAACGGTCAAGGTTTCGAGTCGCAATCAGGTTATACGTCAGCTAAAGATACAACTTTTTCCAATCCGGAGACAATCACGGGCTATGTTAACGTAACACCAGCCTCAGGAATCTATCTATATGGGCCAACACAAAAAATAAACTTTGCTGGTAATGCCGATAATATTGGCAGTAACGGGATTACTATGGATGCTTATGGCAATATATATGCACAAGCGAATTCTTCTTATTGGCGAATTAGAGATATTAATAGCAATGATATTGCTGACTTCGGTATCGACACTGCTGGTGCTAACAATATTTTCTTGCATCGCGAACTGGATATTGGTAACTTCCAAATTAACACTGGTCATACGTTTACTAGTGCTGATAATCAAGCTATTCACTTTGCAATGGGGAAAGGTGGTGCCGCTGACATCTATGCGGGTGCCGTTCACTATACTAGCTTGATTAAATCGTCCCTGTTAAGCGTTAAGAAGGACGTTAAAAAGGCTGACACAGCTTATTGGGCGCAGCTAGTTAACTCAATTGATTTAGCCACTTATCAGTACAAAACCGACGATAATACCAGTCATTTGCGATTATCTAGCATTGTTGACGACGTTAATGTAACAAAACAGTGGCAATTGCCAGACGTATTTATTAGTCGTGACGAAAAAGGCAAGCTAAACGGAGTGGATGACTCAGTACTATTGAATGCCACCCTAGCCACGGTGCAAGAACAGCAGAAAGAAATTGACCAATTAAACGGTCACAACATGGAACTAGAAGCTAGATTAAACAAATTGGAGGCCAAATTAAATGGATAGCATTTTAATTACAAATTATAAACCAGATTACACGAACAACATTATGACTATTAGCATTCAGATTAATACACTAGCGATTAGCTCACAGGTTAGCATTACCATGGACGACTTTAACACTGCCATTGTTGGTGGTGTTGATAACGTTAAATTAAAGGTGTTAAACACGCTGATTGATAGTCTGACTGCTTTAAAGCCAGTTACCACGACTACGACAACCACCACACAGGAGGATTAAATTATGAATATCGATGCACAGGCCTTAATTAACAAGATGACGAGTAACTATGCCCAAGCAATTGCCGTTAAAGATCAGCAATTAGCGATGGCACAAGTTCAAATTGACCAGCTCAATGCCAAGTTGGCTGAGAAGGAGGCACCTAAAGATGGCGAAAACGCTTAGTTTTACCGATACTTCACCACAAACGGTTAAAATTGGCGATACCACCACTAGCTTTACGTTAATTTGTGGCAATGATAATGTGGCCACTGACTTAACTAATGCCACTTCAATTACCGTTAAACTGGGCAATACTAGTGGCTATCTTAAATCGGCCACAGTTGACCCAACTAGTTTAACGGATCCAACAACTGGCCAGATTGTGCTAGCTTTAACAGCGGATTTAATGACCGGCTTAACAGCGGGAGATTATCAGCTAGAAGTATGGGTGGTTGATAGTACCGGAACGTCAATTTACCCGAGTGAGTCAACATTACAGTTCCAAATTAATAGTAGTCTTGAATAGGAGGTAGACAATTGAATAAGCACAAGTTAAAGGCACTCATCTTAACGGTGGGCGCCATTTTTATGGCCTTTTTAATGGTCAATTTAAACAGTCAGGCTTCAACTAGTCGTGACCAAGGGGTCGACTGGTCTAAGTATAACGGTAATAGTGGGACATTCGGCTATAGCACCGATAAGTTCGTGCTATCACAGGCGGGTGGCTTTTATGGTGGGACTAATATCCCGCAGACCACTTATGCTAGACAAGTTAAATCGGCTCAACAGGCTGGTAAACGGGTGCACACCTATTTATGGGACGGTGCCGGTGGCAATATGACCAATGCCAAGGCTATGATGGCCTATTACTTGCCACGAGTTAAGACACCCAAGGGTAGTATTGTGGCGTTGGACTATGAGGACGGTGCTTCAACTAGTGTGACAGCCAACACTAACGTCATTCTAGCCCAGATGGCTCTCATTAAAGCGGCTGGCTATACCCCTATGCTGTACTCCGGCAAGGCCTATTTAAACGCTCATGTTAATACTAGCGCCATTGTTAAAGCCTATGGTAATTGCCTGTGGCTAGCTGAATATCCGGACTATCTGGTTAGAACTAGCCCTGATTACAACTGGTTCCCTAGTATGGGCGGCGTGGCTATCTTCCAATTCACTAGCATGTATAAAGCAGGCGGATTAGACGGCAACGTTGATTTAACAGGAATCACTAAATCAGGCTACACGACTGCTAGCAAGGCTAAAGCACAGGCCAACGTTAAGCAGGCTCAGGCAGCTAAGAAGACCACCTTTAAGGTCGTTAAATACAACCAGCGCGGGGTATTCTATCCTAATCGGACACTAGCTGTTCGCTACACGGACTCAGATAAGGTACGTCAAGTTGCTACTTATCATAAGGGTGAGAGTGTAACTTATAATGCGGTCATTATTGAACACGACTATGTCTGGGCACGCTACACTCGCTCAAGCGGTCTATACGGCTTTATCAAGCTAGGTGTCACCAACGGGCATGACTACGGGAAGCGGGTGGTCTACTGATGGCACAATACGACGATACAACTAAGTTATTAATGGATATTCAAAAGGATGTGGCTGCCACCAAAACGAAAGTTGAGAACATCGAAGAAAAATTGAATCAAGTTGACGATATTGGCGACAAAGCGGACAAGGCACTGGCCAAGTCCATCGAAGCTAGCCATCAAATTGACCGTGTTACAACTATTCAAAATTGGCTGATCGGTGTCTTGGTTAGTGGCGTGCTTGTCACGTTAGTTATTTATATCGCAGAAAAGTTCCTTTAGGAGGGAAAACAATGACAAAATTTTTAAATGTAATTCAGGCAACACTCAAAGCTAACTACAAGAAGCCCGCTTATTGGGCCCAGATTATCGGGTCCGTGTTGATTATTGGCTTAGCTGTCGCAACGGTCTTCTTTGGTGTTAAGATTGACGCTAATGCAGTTGTGTTAGTGATTACCGCCGTAGGGGCAATCCTAGCTTTTGTCGGGGCAATTACGGATAATTCTATTTTGGAAGATACAGGTAACACAATCAAGACTAAGTCGAACACATTAGCTTCTACGGAACAAACGGTCGTGGAAGCCTTGGCAGAAGCTCAAGCTAAGATTGAAGCAGCTAACTCAGCAGCGGCTAGTCAAGCTGAAGCCCAAGCATCACAGGCAGTAGTGGCCGCGTATAGTCAAGCAGCTAGTGCGGCGGCAGTTGGTGACACGGTCACGGCTAGTTCAGCAGCCACTTTAGCGTCATCGCTAGCGGCTAATTTGGATAGCAATGCGCAATCAGATGCCGAAACGACGTCAGAATCCGCCTCACAAGCAGGCAAATAG